GCATCGCCCTCTTGCATGACGATCTGCAATGTCTGGTCATCTAGACCCGAATATTCCTCAATTCGGACAGACTCGGTGTCCTCAATCCACGCCTTGACAATGCCACACTTCCTGACAAGAGCGTCTTTAAATGTGGCGTATGCCACCATAAAACCGTTGTTGTCGTTGTTAAAAACATAGTTGCAATAGTCTGTGGCTTGCTGTGCGTTTTCTACATCCTCTGGACCACGCGGGACAAACTCCACCGTGTTCTCTGTGGAGAAAAACACACGCATCAAGGACGGCAGCATGGCAGACACGGTGTCTCTCACCTCCATCGCCACAACTTGAGAGCGTCCGTCTTCCTCGTTGCCGAAGGGGTCTCCTCGGTAATACTCAGTACCGCGAGCGCGGATAGGTGAGAGGTCAGAGTCGATATAGCTCACAGCGTCTGTGATCTCTTGACCCATCATTGCCTCAAGGTCTGTGTCTGTCATAGGGGTGAGTGTCGGGTCAACCTGCGACGCGATGTCTGTGCTCAATCCCAGCTCGTTAGTAATATTCATTTTTTACCCTTAGTCAATACGACATACATGGAGTCCACAGCTCGCGGAGTCCTTAACAGTTCTTCTTGCGTCAATTTTAGGTCTTGTGCGAATGGATTTAACCTAAATTCCAAGTGCGTCATGTAAAACCTGTCTTCCCAGCCAAGATACCAATGCCAGTCGGTGTAGTAAAGCCACGACTTTTCGTTGAATGCTCTCAGGTGAGTCGGGTCTTGCCACGCGCCATAACTCAGGTCATATGGCACATGGATGCGCATCTCGCCACCAACCTTGAGCAATTCCTTGCAGCTCGTCATTGCACCCACCAGATCGGGTAAATGTTCGAGTACATCGTTCGCCAGTATTGCGTCAAACATCTCTGGCTGCACCTCGAAGTCACCGAGCCGTGTGGAGATTGCGTCGCCCCACGGCACATTGCAGATGTCGAGTAACCAGTCGTGCTTGACGCGCAGTTGAATGTCTGCGTTGATGCAGTCTTCTCGAAAGTCCTTGCCAGAACCTAAATTAAGTACCAAAGAAGTGTTCGACATACTGTGGGCGATTCTCTTTTATCCAAGGTAAAGCCTCGGCAACAAGTTGTTGTGCGTTCTCGCCAATGGTCTGGCTTCCAATATGATGCACATAGGCGCTAGAGACAAAGTGCCGATAACCCTGAGTGGTGAGGTCTGCGCAGCTCACATCGTCTGAGTACCAGTTCAATGGTCCAAACCTGCCGTGATGCCATGCGTCTCTGGAGATGTACGCAAAGATGGGTGACACATTGTCTGTTGGACGAATGAATTGCTCGGACTTAAAGCGATTCATGTAAAGAGGGTCACCGTCTGGGTTGTATCTAATGTTTTGAGACGGTCTTACGCAATCGCTTCGAGCGCCAACCCATCCGACATTGGGTTCTAACTCCTTGATCACCTGCACATCTTCCAATAGGCGCTGGTAGCTTGTCGGTGTCAGGACTACATCGTCATTGCAGACGATGCAAGCCTGTGCGTACTTCAATGCGTCGTCTATTACTTCGTTGTAATCGTCGCCAAAGTTACGGGGTTCGCCAAAGATAAGCCTTGCGTTCTTGTAGCCAGAGACGACTCTCTCTGTGCCACGCAAGTAAACAAACGCCTCTGGTGCGTATTGCTTGATGGATTCCAATAGGACGGGAAGACCCTTGCCGTGTACCGTCGAGATGCAGATAGGGATCACTCTTTCATCTCGCCTTCGCCTTCTTCCATGTCCTCGTCCTTGGCTTCGCCAGTATTAGGACCGCCAACGACCCAAGCATCGCAAGTTCTACTGGCTGCGCACTTGAAGTCGAATATCTCGCAATACCCTAAGTCAGCCAACTTGATAGTTCCCCACGGGTCAGCCTCGTTGCCGATGCCTTGTGCGATGCACTCTTTGATGTCTTCGGAGACATTAAACGCTGCGCAGTTTCCGCAAAGAGACTTCTTAGCATCGTCCACAGTCACATCCCATGCGTCTGCCTTCTTTGCCCAGAATGGCGTGTTTGGTAGCTTCGGGTTCTCAGGACCGTACTTCGCAGCCGTGATCGCCTTGGCGCGGTTTTTCAGATTAAGGGTAATGTCTTGCGTGGGGAGTGGACACTCGCTTGTGTCGCTGTCAGACATCATCTGATCCATTGCGCCTTGTAAGCTCTTGGGGTATGAGGTAGCCATGATTACTTCTTACCTTTCTGTTTTACGCCAGCAGAACTCAAAGCAATAGCCAAGCCCTGAGCCTTGCTCTTGACGACTGGACCGCCTTTACCTGAGTGCAGTTTCCCTGCCTTGAACTCGTTGTAAACCTTAGAGATTTTCTTCTCTGTCTTTGTCTTTTTCATCATGTCAATGACTCCTTGATTTGGATACCCGAATTATGCAACCCTAGAGAGGTTTCTTTTCAACGGCTGAGACCACTTCTGGCTCGTATTCGCACCAAACATCGAGACGGCAGCGTCGCTTGCGAAGGTCAGAACGAAGCTATCTGCTTTATCGGGAGACTTCAAGCCACGCTTTCTGATGTCGTCCTTGCCCTCGACCTGCATCTTTCCGCTAGATGTAAAGAAGTACCTCACAGTCGCCAGTTCAGCCACCAGCTCCTCATCATTGGGGATACGACAGTCACGCGCCTCAAACCACGCCTTTGCCTTGTACCAAAGCTCTGCGCGCAAATTCCTGTAAGTCGTACCCATTGCTGGGGACTCTGAGACATTGATGCCACGAGCTGGAAGACCGAGTTCTCGCAGACGGTCAACTACGCCAGCGCCAAGACCAATGCTGTCCACCATGATCTCGTGTGGTCTCTGACTCGGTGCTAAGGCTTCCCACTCTGCGACGACTGCGCCAGTCAGTTGCATCAAGTCCAGATTCTTCCAAGTTTTTGTGGGTTCTATGAGTGCGTTGCCTTGTCTCTTCGAGAGTGCGGAGCGATCACCACCAAAGCGTGCGACATCCAGACCCCAGATCAGCTTGGCGTGCTGGCTTGTCTCAACATCCCTGTGCTTTGCAAGTTCCAAGAGTTCCATCGGGATGATCGTGTCGTCGTCAGACCTTGGAAACTCGCCCAGTACCCTGATCCTGTAAGCGTTGGACTCTTCCCCGTACCTAGCCTTCATCTCTTCGACATAGGCATCGCTGACCCTTGGAGAGTCCACGCAAGAGACTTTCATCGTCACCCAGTCGTTTGCGAGTCGGTTCTGGGTGTCGTAGAAGAAACCGCTAGAGCGTACGGGGTTGCCCAGCAGAAGGGTCACGGCATTGTGTCCAGACATTGAGCCAGCAGCAGCCTCGAAAACAGCCTCTGGGATGCCAGATGCCTCGTCAGCCACCAGCATCACATTCTCGCTGTGGACACCTTGCAGGGCTTCGGGTTGCTCTGCCCTACTGGTTCTGGCTGAGACGAAAGCCTCTGTCGCTGCCTCCTTGACCTCGATGCGGTCTTGCTTGACTTCGAGCATATCTCTGAGAGTTTCGGGTAACTCTTTGACCCAGCGCTTTAGTTCCGCAAAGAGCGCGTCGTAGAGTTGGCTGGATGTTGGGGCGGTTACCACCACCTTAACTGGATACCGCAAGAGTAGATACCAGATGATCGCCCAGCTCGCTGCTGTGGACTTGCCTACGCCATGACCAGACCTTACCGATATGCGTCGATTGCCCTTTGCGATGTGCATTAGGAAGGTCTCTTGCCAAGTGTCGGGGTTGGCTTTTAAGACTTCCTTCACAAAGAGGACGGGGTTGTTCTTGTAGCGGATGGTGAACGCAACAAAGGGATTCTTGCTGAGTTCGTCTTCTCGCTTGTCTTGGATGCGGTCTATCTTTGCCACCACATCGGGGTGTAGTTTCTTTTTATCCGTTGGAATTGATTTTGTCGTCATGGGGGAATTGTGCCTTGATTTTTTTTATTTTTTTGTGGGGAGAGTGGGGGTGTGGGGAGGGGTAGTGGGGGGGGTGTTAAGTCGATAACTGTCGGGGTGCAGTTTCAGCCCGCCCCGTCGCGCAGATCGAAGGGGGGGGTAAACCCGAATCAGTCAGGCAGAATCGGTTAGTGAGTAAACACTCTCGTCGCATAGCGCATGAAACCTAGACATTCGCACATTGTCGTATCTGTCTGCTTTACACTATGTTCATTATGTAAAGTTATTTTGCTGTTATTCACAGGTTTGTAAGCATAAATGTGCATAACTTCGCCAGTTTCCACGCAACTGTGGACAACTAGGACAACTTCGCGCTGTTTTCTGTGGATATGTCCTCGACCACCTCAATGCGTCGCAATGCGTCCAGCCTCATGCCAGACAGGTTCACTTGCACGCTTGGCATCTTGTTTTGAGCGTATGAGGCAGGATTCCAGCGCTCTGCTACCCATTGCCTCGTCTGGACGCGCAGACGCGCCTTGTTGACCTCCTCGATGTCTGTATCGTCAGCGATCTCGATCATCTGTCCTACGATATGATCGGCTGCTCGCGCACGCACGCGAGACAAGAAGCCTTCTTGCGCTGGTGAGTCCATCCATTCGGTCAGCGCCTTCTTGCTGACACCGAGCGCCACACATATCCTCGTCTCGCTCATTCCCGCCTCAAACATATTCGTGATCTGCTCAATCGGCAGCGTGTTGAGCAATGCAATGTCGTGAACCTTCTTTTTGTTTCCAGCCATCTAAATTTCCTCCAAAGCCCTGTTAGCCGTATTTTTAACCATCTTGCTGGTGTCAAACACCTTTGGCAACGACGAAACCTCCAACTCGTCAGACTTGACATCATCAAAGCCTGTCGCACCGCCAAGTGGAAACTCCTTCGCATCCTTGTCCAACCTGACCATTGCAGCACAAGGCATCAGCGCTTTAATTTTCATCGTGTCCTTGATGACTGGCGAGTCCATGATCAACTCAAGCTCTTCCATCGTCCAGATGTGTCTGTTCTGGACATCGGGTCTGAACTGCTGGTACAGCGTTGCGTCGTGATGATTCCCAACGACGACCATCAACGACCCGTCTTGCATCTCATGCTCAACTGCAACGATCGCTGGCATCTCAGGCACACCGTTCTCGACCGCCCAAGACTCCAGCGCTGCATAAGCCTTCACCATCCCATTGACAGCTCTGTCCAGCTTGACCTCATCTCTGGACACCGAAGCCTCGAACACTCGTTCAGCCTGTCGCCACACCTTGATCCGAAACTCCGAATCAACCAACTCGATCAAGCGATTGATACCCCAACGCTTTTCGTGCTCTCTCTTCACCACAGACAGCTCAACTAACCTCGAATTCATAAATACCTCAAAAGTATTCATAGGGAAATCTGGCTGTTTTAGACCACTAACGACTTTCTTCAATATCTTCTTGCTCATCTTTTTCTCCAATTCTTAAAATCCAAAAACTCCGACATATCCAAAGGGGACAGATGGGGGGTATACATATACCCCCCATCCATCTGTCCACCTTTTTGGAGTGGACAAATGCATTTTCTGTTGTCCCCTATTTGTCCCCCATTTGTCCCTGTCCCCCCACATCATTTCTTCACCAAACTGACGACAGAATTGGACTGTTTTGCGTCCTCATTCTCTTCAAACACAGCCCAGCACATATCATCATAAATTACTACTTTTTGCATTTCAACCAAGTCCAACTTGACCCGTTGCCAAGCCTTTTTTAGCGTCTCTGGATGCACATCGCTGCCAAGTCGAGCCTTAAATTCGACCCTCCATTGCTCAATCTTTATGCACTTATTGCGCATCCCGTTGATGGTTTGCATCTCCCCAAATTTGCTTATTGCTTCATGTAATGAGGTCAATGCGATCTTTTGGTTAGTCCCTTTGCCCTTCTTGTCTGGCGGTTTTAGGGACTCTTTTCTGTCGTTTATGGCTTGATCGTCAGCCTCCACCGCCAGACTGGAAGTTCCTTCAAAGTCGATAACTCCAGACGATCCAGTCGTTACCTCAACCATTCTGAACCCTATGTGCTGCCCGTCTTCCCCGTCCTTCTGCTTGCTGATATGCAGTATTCCCTTTGGCGGTTGAGCGCCTTCGATCCTGATAATCTCCAGCTCGGTGTCTACTGCTCCGAGTAGGGAAGAGTGACCTCTCAGTCCTTTCGTCGCGTCCTTACCAGCGTGATGCACCACCAAGAGAGAGCACTCATACTTGCCTTGTATAGCGCCAGCAGCCGTAATGAATGCACCCATGTCCTCACTTGCGTTCTCGTTTCCACCGCCAAATGCTCTGGCTAGCGTGTCGATGATGATCATCTCGAAGTTGATGTCGTGTATTGCCTTCAAGTCGTCAATGGCTTGCACCAAGTCCTTGAGGTCTGTCTGGCTAGAGCGAAGGTTGACTTGCCGTCTCAGGAAATAGACTGGTGTTCCTTCTGGCGTGCTGTGGTGAATCTTCAAGGCTTTGATCCTTGTGCCGATACCGCCATGACCCTCACCTGCGATGTACAAGACTGCACCTTTACGGGTTATCTCATGCCCAAGGAACTGTCTTCCCGTTGCGATGCACTCCGCAATGTCGAGAGCCACAAAGGACTTGAAACTCGCTGGAGGTGCGTACAGGGCGACGAATGATCTTTGCGGGATAACACCTTGCACCAGCCACTCAACTGGTTCGTCCTCGATGTCGTCCCACGCTTCGAGCTTGAATCCTTCTCTAACTGGCGTGACCGCGGGAAGCTCCAACTCTTGAGTTTCTTGCGTCTCGGCAACACCAAGCAACCTTGCAGGAGTCGTTACATCCAGTTCACTTACGACTGCTTGAGTGGCTTTTGTCAGGTCAACCAGCCGATCCTTGTCCCCATGGTATTTATGGACAAACTCGTAAGCGTCTTCCTTGATCTCCTCTAACCCAAGGTCTACCACTCGGATACTTTTTGTAACCGACTTGAGAGCTGCAACTGCCTTTCTTGCGTAATCCCAGCCCACCGTGTCGTTGTCAGGGACTATTGCAATGGTGAGTCCGACTAGGTGCTTGACTACATCTTCTGGAAAGTTACTTGCACCGTTATGCGTACAGGTTGCGACGACTCCCAGAGACTTGAGAGCGTCGGCTGCCTTCTCGCCTTCGCACAAGAAGACTGTGCGTCCTGTCTTCCTTGCAAAGTCCACCTCTGGTAAGTTGTACGGCACTATGTTCGCACCCGTCATAGATGCGTGCCGTCTACCGTTCTCGTCCACGCGGTACTGCTTATAGGTCTTTCCTTTGGAGTCAAAGGTCTTGTAGCGTTGCTTGATGTGCTGTACGACCCCATCCTCATCGGTGTAGTGCCACTCCTGTTCCAAGACAGGTTCTTGCTGTTTCGGTAACGGCTTGATCTGGGTGAGGAAGTCTGTCGGGTTCGGTAAGTCGTCTAGAAGTCCAAAGTCCTTCACCGCATTGAAGACAGACTCCTGAGAGCACCCACTAAAGCACTTGAATAACGGCTTGCCTTCGTCTGTCTCGCTGACGCAAAGACTTGGATTCCTGTCCCCGTTACCCTGCCCGTGACTGCTTACAGGACAGCTCGCCATCCATTGCCCGTTTACTTTCCTTGCGTTGCCAAGCGCTTGCGCTATTTGTTCGGCTTGCATTCTTGTCCTTCTAATAGTTCTAATCTCTGCTCCAGTTCGTAGACCCGTTGAGCCAACGCAATAAGTAGCAGCATCCAAAATTCTTGTGTGTTTTCCATAGAGGAAAAAAAACGGGACTGACCTTTCAGCCAGCCCCGTCTCTCCTAAGAGTTAAAACATCTCGTCGTCTTCGACTGCCTGAGCCATAGCAGTCTTAGGCGCTGCTTTAGGTTGTGCTACTGGAGCTGGTGCAGCCATCGTGATCTTGCCGTCACTATCAAAGGACTGAGTGCCGTCGTCCACAGCGTCCATGCCAGCAGGTCTCTCAATCCACGACACCACATCAAAGTTAGGAATGCGTGTAGTGCCTTTGCCGATCTTCTCTAGCGTGCTTCCCTTGTACTCAATGACAGGTAACTTGCCAGCGTTGGCAGCCTGACCCGCCTCGATTGCTTTCCACAACTTCTCCAAGCCCATGTTAGGACCTGTGCCGTTTGCTGACCACTCAGCTAATCCCATCTCCTTGTTGTAGAACTTGATGGAGAAACCACGCTTATGGTCTGGTGATGGTTGAGCACCCTTCTTACCCAGACTTGCGTCTGGTTGCCAGTCGCGCACACCTTCTCCGAGGTGCATCCAACCAGTCTGCAACGAGTCAGTATCCACAACCATTTTCTTTGGTGTGAATTCTTCCTTGTTTGAGTTGAGCCATGCGTTAGCAGATGGCATAAAGCGAATGTAGTTACCACCGCCAGATGATGATGAAAGATTAAGCATTTGAGCCTTTCGAGTTTATGTTGCACAGGGCAACGGTTTGGGGGAATGGATTATTGACCTAAAGAATAGTCACGCGCAAGAGTTAAACCACTACTCTCCTTGCTTGTGAGCTTGTCAATTAAGTCTTTATGCTCTTTTGATAAGAGCTTTGATGCCTCAGATGGACTAATTAGTTCGCTAGTAACCAACTTATCTGCTGGGATACCAGCGTCGTGTAGTGCGTGCTTTGCTGCTGTCTCGTCGATCCACTTGCGGTAGGCACGCTTTGCAGTCATCTGCCAGCCTTTGATAACTGCACCGTCTTCAATGCGTTTGACTGCGTGGTCTCTCACGGCATCGATGAACTTCTCCACCAATGGAGCGCGATCAAGTAAGTCTGCGATCTGCTCTGGCGTGAGCGTAGTCGCCAAAGACTTCATCTCTTCCTTAGTCATCACCGCAAGGTTTGGTGTAGCAGCAATGACCTCGAACCCTTTACGCTGTGCAGGACACACCGCCTTCGCTGGACACCATTGGCAACCGTCTTCTGTTGGCGTGGGATCGGTGTCACCCTTCTTTATCGCTTGGATCGCTGGAGTTAACCTCGTCGCTGCCCAGTCGTTCAATTCCTTAAATGTGATCTTGTGGGTACGGGGTTCACCGTGATGGGGTTGAATGATCGATAACTCAATGTTGCTGAACTCTGTCTTTGCGTGGCGCATCGCACCGATGGCGTATATCTTCATCTGGTCTGAGTCAGCGTCGACATAGCCTCTGCCAGTCTTCAAGTCTGCAATGACCAAGGTTGACTTCTCGTCGTTCCATGCCACCACATCGGCAGTACCACCCAGCTCGATGTCCTTGTCCTTGTACACGGTGACATACTGCTCGACCTTCAGCGTGCCAAGTCTTAACTCCAAGTCCCTGATGTGGTTTACATGAGCTGCTGCAAAGTCAGCGTTCTGCTCGGTGATAAGAATGTCCTTAATGGTCTTACCAACCCAGTCATAGGGGCTTGAGTTAGTAAGGAATGCAGTCTCAGCCACCTCATGTATTGCAGTACCAATCTGCGCAGCTTCACCTGCTGGCGTGTAAGGAATGTCTGCACAAAGCCTCACAGATGCAGGACATGAGAGCCAGCGCGTAGCTGCCGATGGGCGTAGTTTGATCATTTATTGTTTTCTTTCGTTAAGTACAAAACCGTATAGATAAGACCACGCACCTCATTGCTGACAGCGTGACCAAGCTCCTCTGGGTTGAGCATCTCTTTAAGCAATTCATTGCGTGTCTTTAATTGCTCTCTTGCGTCTTCAAGTTCTTTTGTCAACCAGACAATGTGCTCGCGCATGGTGTTGCGTTCTTCGTCATTCATAACTGCTTCAACCCCCACATTGCTATGAGCACAGCCTCAGCGCGACCGTCGTGCTTAACCAACTTAAACCAATCCTGCTTGTCTGGGAATAACTCCATTGCGCGGTGTCTACTTGCGTCCTTGCCGTAGCCCTTGTTCATAGTCCTCGCCCAGACTGCTGGCTGGACATAAGTCACAGGCACTTGGAGCGCTGCTAATACGCCTTCAATGACCCCAGCAGAGCGTCCAAACGCAAAGGTAGAACTCACGCCTTGGTTTGGCATTGAGCCGACCT